TCTGCAAATATTTAAAAATATCATGTTCAGCGCAGAGTTGATCAGTTATTTCTTTTAGAAAAATTTTTCTATTGACTCTTAGGATATTTGAAAAATCCCTATCAGCATATAAAGGATCTAAGAAGACACTCTTTCCTTTCTTCATAACTTTTCCGTCTTCACTATACGCAACACCAACTCTCTCTGGTTCATATAATGCGCCTGTGCTGTTGTAATAACACAGTTCTTGCATCATCAACTTTGTTTCGTCTTGAGTATAAAAATTGTCCAGTATGATTACAGGCAACTGTCCTACATATTCAATTCGTGCTTCGATTCCGCTCATACATATTCAATCCATCCAGTCATCATATATTTTACTCCACTTAGAGGCGGATTGCCTCTGTGTGGATGTGTCCATGCGGCAGGCCATATTACAAGTCTGCCGGTCTTTGGTTGTACTCTTCTTTTTTGATATAAAAACTCAGTCTCACCACCAGTCTCAACATCATTCAAGTAAACACTATAAACGCCTATTCTTTTCGAAGTCTCAGGTGTACCTGCCTCACAGTGCCAAACATGATAACCTTCTCCTGGTAAAGTCTTCTGCACTTTAAAAGACAATACTGAATGACTGCTTAACTCATTTAAAATTCCAAAATGCGAACTGTAGTGTTTGTATGCTTCGCCCCAGAATCTATCATTAAATTCATGTATTAATTGACCTAAATTGTCAAAAGTAAATAATCTACTATTATCATCATGTGAATTATAAGAGATAGTTACCGATTCATCCTTTTTATTCAATCCGTGTCTTGATTCATCATTACCACGGCCCCATGTTCGATTGCGTTGTCTCTGCCATTCAAAATAATCAATCAAGTTTTGACACGCTTCTTCTGATAAAAATTCATCGTAAACACCGATAAAATCTTCATGATCTACATCACAAGACATTTTTTACCTCCAATCTGGACCTGTGAACCACGCAACTAATGAATATCTCTGTCCTTTCGTGACAGGCAATACTCTATGCAGAAGAAACGAAGGAAAACAAACAAGTAAACCCTTTTCTTTTTGCATATTTGTTATATTACCGCAAGGCGACAGTTGAAGTTCTCCGCCTTCGTAATCTTCAGGATCAGACAATTGTACGACAGCTGAGAACTTTCTTTGATGACATATATCATTGCGTTCTAGACTATTGGATCTAGTGTACATGTCCCAATGCCACGTATAATGTGAATAGTCATCTTCATAACGTGTAAATTGCAATGTGTGACAGTACTCAATGTCAAAACCATGAAGTTCATTATTCAAATTATAAGCACAACCGTTTATTCGATCAAATATCCATGAGTTATCATCGTCACGATTAATCCACGAAATAGTACTCTTTCGAATCTCCTCATTGTCCGACATACTAAAATTATCTCCCGTCAACGCTTCAACGGTCGGTAAACTTTTTCCATATTCAATAATAGAAGCAACTTCTTCATCATTAAATATTTTACTCCATTGTGACCAACCACATTTTTGTTTTACCGAATGCATAATACTCATATTTTATTCACCTAATTTTTATTTAAACAACTTCAGGATCAGTTACCGTACCCGTTGTGCCGACAAGTCCAGAGACATTGTTAACAAGAATCTCTTGTAACTCCCATTCATGATGAGGAGCGATACACCTTACCGTATAATCCAAATGAACACTGAAAGGAATATCTTCGAATGTTGCATACACTGGATTATTGTTTGCATCAAGAATTTGTTCCGGTTGCTTGTACACCAAACGGGTGTTTAATTCAAACGGAGAAAGACTTGCATCTTCTGGTGTCCATTTAATGATCAAATGACCAGTTTGAACATCTACTCCCTTTACCTCATATGTATAGTTAAAATGTTTAGACATTATGTTTGCTCCTATTGTCTATTCCAAGATATGGTTAATGAACCGCCGCCAGAGGCGCTTGCTTTAGGCACTGCATAAGCATAGTCGGTTCTATATTGTACTTTTAATGAAGGATTGGTTGTGCTGTTTTGGTTACCCGAACCTCCCGGATTTCCAAGCGTTCTCCCAGTGCCGTTATTTCCTTGCTCGCCTGCTGCTCCGTCATTACCGGGTTGTCCGGCTCTTTGAGCAGCAGGAGTTGTACCGGCAGAACCTGCTTGACCTGTATTGAAGTTGCCGCCTGTTCCAGAAGTACCTACATTTCCTTGTGCGCCTGTTGCGCCTGTGTTGCCTTGACTGCCTACTGATCCAGCACTACCAGGTTGTCCAGCACCAGGACTAGCCCCGCCTGCTCCGCTGGGTGCTGCTCCTGTAATGTTTCCAGAATTTGAATTACCCGGACTACCGGCGTTACCTTGAACTGGACTGTTAACTGAACCGTAACCGCCGCCACCGCCACCGCCGGATCCTGAATGCGTTGCTGCGTTTCCTGCACCGCCTGAATCGCCGACACCGCCTGCACTACCGAAATTTCCCGGATTTCCCGTTCCATTATTTCCGTCATTTCCTGGTTGACCCGCTGCGCCACCGCCACCGCCGTTACCGTTGTTCCCTGGATTTCCGTCATTCCCTGGATTACCTGCTGCGCCTGCGTTTCCTCTGTTGCCACGAGTGCCTGTGCCGCTATTCACATTGAAGAAAGAAACAGCTGCACCTGGTTGTCCTAGTGCTCCTTGATTTCCAGCTGCTCCGGCATTACCGGCATTTCCTGCCGTAGCGCCTGTTCCTTGAGCGCCTGTGTTACCTGGATTGGCACTGTTACCAGTAGTTGCGCCTGTTCCCGGATTGCCTTTACCTAGACCGTTGTTTAACCAGTTTGCAGAATTTGGTTGAACTTGAGAACCAGATTGACCTGGATTTCCCGGTTGCCCTGCTTGTCCTGACCATTGTGCGTTGGGTATAGTTGGATAAGTTGGTTGCCATGCTCCTCCTCCGGCACCGCCGCCGCCACCGACAGAACCATAAGGTTGCGAAGGGAAAATCTGACCGTTCGACTCGCCGCCGTTGCCGCCGGCACCACCGTAAGAAGCGCCTAACTCTGCCGGTGCTGGCGCAGGACCTCCAGTGACCGGAAACAATCCGCCAGAGCCGGTGTTTTGCTGGATTGCGAGAGGCCATTGAAAAGTCATTTGGGTTTGCCACCATCCTGGTTGACCGGACGCGCCAGTTTGACCGGGAAATCCTGTACCGCCGGTACCACCGGCCGTCTCTACAGAAGTAAATTGGGCAACATTTAATGCGCCACCGCCACCGCCATTTCCCACGGTATTATTAGTAAATGCATCACCGCCTGCGCCGCCTGCACCACCTTGACCTCGCGTACCTGCACTGCCGGCAAAACCCGCAACACCCGGATTCCCTGCTTGTCCGCCGTTACCGTTGTTCCCTGAATTTCCCGGATCACCGGGATTACCTGCTGCGCCTGCGTTTCCTCTTTGACCATTATTTCCGTCATTTCCCGGATTACCCGGATTGCCGGTCACTGAGGTTGCATTCACGCCTATTCGTGTGATACCAAACGGCAACTTTAAATTTCCAGATTGATCAGCACCGTTTACTGGACTTGAAGAATAGGATATGGAACCCGCGTTACGAATACTTCGTTTTAAATTGACTATTCCTAACATCAGTAAAATCCTTTCTCAGATTAAAGTGACGTAACAAATTGTACTATGTTATCTTTACCCACACAGATACAGTCTTTGTTTAAAAGAGCATCACGGTATGTGAGTACAACTGTATCCAAAGGTTCAGCAATGACGGTGTTTGTTTCTGCCAAAGCAGTAACAAATGATGTTGTCAACCATGTAGCATACTGAATAGCAGTTGTTTCGTTATATGCAGTATTCATTGCTGGATTAATATTTTTACGCATAAGAGCATTCTTTACATGAAAAACATCAGAAGGCTCTGTAGCGCCGGCGTTGTGATAAAGTCTAAATTGCGATTTCATTTTAAATCTCCTAAATTTAAAATTGGTATTAAGCTGTGTTTGCCATTACAAACGAACCGTACCATGTAGTGCCGCCGTCAACAGTCCAAAAAGAGAGTACATCTTTCTGGTTCGCGCCGGTTGAGAGAACAGGATGTTCACCATCAGTATACTTAGCGAGACCTACATCACCACTAGCATATGACAGTGTTCTGTTTCCTGTTGCATCTTGATTGACGATCAACATACAAGAGAAAAATTGTCCACTCGGGGGATCATTCGAAAAGTTAACAGTACATCCAGTGCTGTTTAATGTGATTTCGTGAACAGTGGCGGTATTAAGATCGAGAGTAAAGGATGAGCCAGCTGTACCATCTTCATTATATGTATTCAGGAACTTTTTATTGTTGTCAATTACGGTAGTGCCGCTTACTTGAATCGCCATCTTCATTCCTCCTTATATAAGTGAACTAGGCTTGTATATATAATAGTAGACACAGAATGTGTTTTCTGTTATACTTTATTTATACTATTCCTATTCTTGGTGAGGTGAAAAATTGAAAATTTGTTTTGTTGATACGCTTGGTCTCTGTTATGACGGAAGCACATTATCAAAACGCGGCCTCGGTGGTTCCGAATCTGCTCTCATATTCATGTCAAAAGAGTTGCACAAACTTGGTTTTGATGTAACTGTCTTCAATGATTGTATCAGTGACGATGCAAGTCCTGGTACTTATGACGGTGTTCTCTATCGTTCTCTGCATGACATTGAACAATACAAAGGTCAGTTTGATATCTACATTGCCTCTAGATCGGTAGTTTCATTTGCACCGAATGAAATGAAGAGTCGCTTCAAATGGTCTGAATCACTGCCAAATCTTGAAAGTGTTGCAATGTCAGCGAAACATCGTGTGTTATGGATGCATGATACATTTTGTGACGGTGACGATCTGATTGAAGACTTTATTCTGCAAGGTCGCATTCATGAAATCTTTACACTCACGGACTGGCACACAACATATGTAACGAACTGCGATCACGGAAAACGCAGAAACTTCGACATACTCAAGAAACATATTTTCCAAACACGGAACGGTATTCAACTCTATCATGATTTCGTAGACGTTAGTAAGAAAGATCCTAATCTGTTTGTCTATAATGCATCAGTCACAAAAGGTATGATACCTCTTGTAGAAAAAGTATGGCCGCAAGTCAAACAAAATCTACCTGATGCAAAACTGAAAGTCATTGGTGGATTTTATCGTTTTCGTTCATCACATGGTCCTGATCAACAAGAGATGGACTGGCGTAGAATGGTTGATGATCCAATTCACAGACAACGCGACATTGAATTTACTGGTATTATTTCTCAAAAAGAAATTGCGGATATTCTTCGTGATGCATCTTTCATGTTATATCCTGCTGCATTTCCAGAAACATTCGGCATCTCAACGCTTGAATCATTAGCATATAATACACCTTTGATAACGTGTAGGTTCGGTGCATTGGAAGAAACCGCAATCGACATGGCGTGTTACAAAATTCCGTATCCTGTTGAAAAGAACTGGTCACTGCCTTGGTTGAGTGAAGATCAACAGGTTCAAAATTTTGTGCGTGAAACAATTCATGCATATAATAACAAGTACTTGACCCAACAAAAAATGTATGCGTGTAATCAGGTAAAAGATATATGCACATGGGATACAGTTGCACTACAATGGAAACAACACTTCTATAAATTGATGGGTGATTTCTTACCTATCGATGAATACAGAAACGTGACCTATATCAATCACAAAGTGCATCGTATTTTTGGCCGTAGAACAATGAATTATGAAGAAGCCGTGATTAGAAAAGAAAAGGAAAATAAATTCTGTATCATCACACCTGTTTATAATGCAGAGAATTACATTGATAAATGTATTAAGTCTGTCGCATCACAAGACTATGAAAATTATCAGATGTATATCATTGATGATTGTTCTACTGATAAAACTGTTGATGTCGTTATCGACACGATAAAGGAACTTGGAATCAAGAACAAGTTTACATTATTGCGTAACGGTAATAATAAAGGCGCAGTATATAATCAGATAAATTCTATCAAACAATTTTGTGAACCTGATTCAATCGTTATGTTATTAGACGGTGATGACTGGTTGGCAAACAATCCAAATATCTTCAACATGTATAACAACACCTATAATCGTGGTGCAGAGTACACTTACGGTAGTTGTTGGTCACTTGTTGATAATATTCCACTGATTGCACAACCATACCCGCCTGAAGTAAAGGCGAATAAATCATATCGTCAACACAAATTTAATTGGAACTTTCCTTACCCACACTTGAGAACATTCAAAGCGTCTCTTGCTTTGGACTTGGATGAGTCATTGTTCAAAGACGAAAACGGTGAATGGTATCGTGCCGGCGGTGATGTCGCAACATTCTATAACATCATTGAACAGGCTGATCCGAGTAAGGTTGTATGCGTTCCAGAGATCGTCTACATGTATAATGATACCAACCCTATCAATGATTACAAAGTAAACGGCACAGAACAGAATGACAATGCAGCGAAAATATTAGGAGAGAAAGTGGAAAAAGTTGATGATAAAGTTTTGAATGATCTACGAAAACTAGGTCAAATGGATTTATTACCACCAGAACATAAAAATTATCTACGTGAAATGTCGAACACATCAAAACCCAAAATCATCTATGATATAGGTGCTTGTGTGATGCACTGGACAAACGCTGCAAAGAATGCGTGGCCTGACAGTGAGATTATTGCGTTTGAGGCAATGGACGAATGTGCTACATTATATAAAGAAAAGGGTATGAGATATAATTGTGGACTTCTTGGTGCTGAAGACGGAAAGGAAATAGATTTCTATCAGAATCTAGAGTTTCCAGGGGGTAACTCATACTACAGAGAGAATATTAATGTCAACAAAGAAGCGCATGTTTATTTTCCTGATCAATGCGCGATAAAAAAACGTATATCTAGACTTGATACAGTTGTTAAAAACAAAAACTTTCCTGCACCTGATATGATTAAAATGGATGTTCAAGGTGCAGAATTAGATATATTGAAGGGATGCGGTGATTTACTGAAAACCTGCAATGATTTAATACTTGAATTGCCTAATGATAATGTTGAATATAATGTTGGCGCACCAAAAAAGAACGAGGTGATTGAGTGGTTAGAGAAAGAAGGATTTCAACTTGTAAAACATTTCAGTCCGTCTCCTTATGATGCTGATTATCATTTTACTCGAAAGGTAAATGCAATCGAAACAACACATGATAATCGGACTGAACGTAAGAAAAGAATATTAATTGGTGTACCTACAGCTCGATATGTTGAGACAGAGACAATGAAGTCAATATACGATATGATCGTGCCTGAAGGATACGAAACGGAATTACAATTCTTCTATGGTTATCAGATTGACCAGATTCGAAACTTGATTGCTGATTGGATGGTGAACGGTCCTTATGACTATCTTCTTTCAATTGACAGTGACATTATTTTTCCAAAAGATACACTGATCAAAATGATTAATCATGATAAAGATTTGATCTCAGGTATGTACAGACAACGTTTGCCAGATAAAGTTATCGAACTATATGACCTGAATCAAGTGAACATTCCGTATGATAATGTACCGCGAGATCAATTGATTGAGATTGGGGGATGCGGATTTGGTTGCGTTTTAATTAAGAAGCATGTGTTCCAAACAATCGGATATCCTCAGTTTGAATATCGATCAGCACTCAAAATGGCCGACACTTTCAGTGAAGATGTTGATTTCTGTAAAAAAGCAAAAGAACGAGGATTCAAGATGTTCGCAGATACAAGCATTAAGTGTGGGCACAAAGGTACCCACATTTTTGAGGTCGATTAACTATTAGGATCAACCGGCCAAGTAATTGTATCTGGGAATTCTGCTTGTTGTGGTACATCTCGTAATTCTTGTCGGTAAGTAGCCATTTCTGACGACAAAGTGAGATCGGTGAGAGCGTATTTGTCTGTCTCTTCAAGCAAATTGTCTCTACGTGCTCTATGATAATCGGATTTTTCTTGAGTGGTCCAATCAGTCACGGACCATTCGGTACCTGTCCAATTCAGATATTGAAACTGCGTAACAGTTGGTTTATCCGCTACTGATGTGTAACCAGCATCTGCAATTTCTTCCGCAGTATATGTGGTTTTATCTGTTCTTGTGGTACCATCAGATAACCGAATACGGTTTGGTAATTCTTTTGGGTATTCTCCGTTTTTTGTATATAAAGACATTGTTTATTCCGTTTAATTAATTTATACATCCGCCGTATTAGTTGAGGGGAATGAACGACCAGTTCCCCAAATAATTCTTACAGCACCATCTCCACCAGAACCATATTCGCCGAGAGTGTTATCGGCACCACCGCCGCCACCACCATATGCTCCACCGTCAGCGGCCACACCAGCGCCGCCTTGAGTCGCAGCACTACCGCCAGAACCACCGCCTCCAGGACCACCATCAGCGCCACCATATGTTCCAGCTGCTCCATTAGATCCTTCGCCATAGATTCCAGTACCGCCACCGGCGCCGCCGGCATCAGATGAACCACCAGCACCGCCACCGCCTCCGCCACCGCCAGATCCTGCACTGCCAGCAGTGTTTGGAGTACCACCGGCACCGCCATCACCGGAATAACCGCCAGCACCACCGGCACCTATAACATCTGATCCTCCGGAGGCTGCGCCGCCACTACCACCGCCAGCATTACCGCCATTACCACCGCCATCACCAGTATATGAACCACCGTCACCGCCAAGAGTAGTACCGCTTATGGTGGCGCCAGTTCCGCCAAATCCACAAACAGTGCCTGTACTGATAAAATAACTATCACCGCCATCAGACGCATCAACTGCACTTCCACCAGCACCACCACTGCCGACTACTACAGTATAAGATTGTCCAGGAGTTACAGATATATTATTTTTATATCCAAGACCACCACCGCCGCCACCTGCGCCTCCTTGAGTTCCGAAGAGCTCGCCGCCTTTCACTCCACCGCCACCACCGCCAATGCAAACTACGCAGACAGATGTGACGCCAGCTGGAACTGTCCAACTGGTTGAGCCAGTAGTTGTAAATTCTACTTGACCAGGGTCCGCTTCTACGAAACCTGGCCAATTATTTACCTTTTCAGCAGTGTATTGTTCTTGTAATGTCCAAACACCGCTGGCTACGGAAGAAGTTGGATCGTTATCCGGACCAATTATTCGTCCATTACTCATAAAAAATATCCTTTACGATATATCCAGATAGAATGCAGAGAGAGACTGTCTACCGGTGTCATTAGATGTTATAGTATGAGAGGCAGTTGACCCAGAACTATACATAATATATCCCGTGGTTAGAGTAGTACCTACAGTTTCTAATGTAGCACCAGACCAAGTCATCGAAGGAGTTTGATTGGGTCGTCCAGTTAAAAACGCAAGAGCTATAGAAGGCGATGTTCCAGTAGCACTAAGACTTACACTGAGAGCAGATGGTCCTTTGTCATTAACAAACCCGCTAGTAGAAAAACTCGTCAAACTCGCCCCAGCATTTGGTCTAAAAATAGCTATTTGATTTGAATATCCTTCAGAAGCGCTAGGAGTTACACTTAGAGTAGATCCAGGATCACCAGATTCTAGTATTTTCGCGTAAACATACATTCTTGGATACTCTAAATTATCTCCATTTCCTACATATGTCCATCCTGATGGTGTTGTTTGTGTTACGGTCTCGAAATCTGCTGCATAAGCAGCAATTGCCAAATCGCCGACCTGTGCGCTAGACGATATTGTACAATCAAAAGAAGCTGCAGCTGTTCCTGTCGCTGCACTGGTGAGGTCTACAAAAGTTAATGATGTGAGAGAAATGTCTGGAATATTATTTAATGTCCAAATACCACTGATGGTGCTAGTTGCTCCAATTAATCCTCCAGGGTTTTTGTCATAAAAATTGGTCATATTAACTAATTTCTTCGTAACTCACTACAGCTTCTAAATCTCCTGCAACACTTGCTACAGCACGAATTAAATCATTTTCTTCAAGATAAATTGCCGTGTCTTTTGCGATTACAACTAAACTTGCATCTGCTGGTACAGATACAGTATTTACTATTTTATATGCTGTTGTAGCATTATCAAAAAACTCTACAGTCACATCCGCTGCATTTGTTCCGTCAACGTTTGAAACAATCAGCGAATTAACTTTAAAGACTTTACCAGAGGCAGAGGGGTTGCTGACAATAGTTGTGTTTGTAGCTGCGATAGCAACACCTTCTGTTTTACCTGTAATTGTCGCAACGTTGACTATATTTGGCGCTGCCATTTATTTTCTCCTATTATCCAAAAACAATTGCCATGGCGATGGCTTTACCTGTTGTAACACCTGCACCGGCTGATCCGGTGTAACCTAAAACACCTTGAGATCCGTCAAAACCTGTAGTACCCGTATCACCTTTAGAACCGGTATAACCCTGTGATCCAGTATAACCGATTACACCTTGATCACCCTTAGAACCGGTGTAACCCTGTGATCCAGTATAACCAATGACACCTTGATCACCTTTTGATCCAGTATATCCTTGTGATCCATTAAATCCTGTAGTACCTGTATCGCCTTTAGAACCGGTGTAACCTTGCGAACCAGTATAACCTAAGTCTCCTTCAAAGACCCATTTACTACCGTCCCATCTCCATATACTTGAACCTACTGTATGAGTATCATTAAGAGTTGGTGAATTTGGAAAATTAATCGCCATTTATTCTATCCTGTAATTCTTCTATTTTATCACTCATCTCTTGTATTGACTTAATTAAGAAAGGAATGATTTGCGTGTAAGAAACTGATTTGATGCCTTCGTTTTCATGAACGATTTCAGGTAAAATCTTTTCAATTTCTTGTGCGATAACACCGTTACTCTTTAGGTCTGTGTCTATCCAATTAAAGGTAACAGGATTCAGTTTGTGTATAATCTGCAAACCGTTTTCAATTGTATTTATATTTTTCTTCAGTGAGGCATCAGATGTAGAGTTGAAGTTTGTTGTTTGCAGTGTACCTGTTGAGGCATTATATATCAACTTGGTCGATGTTGCCTTTGCAGTACTATCTGAACCAACGGCCGCGACCATAACAGGATACAACGAAGTTGTTGTAGTATCATTTGTTGCATTGATTGTTCCGTTATCACCTGCACCTGCTGATCCAGTGTAACCAATGACAGTCGATGCTGATCCGGTAAAACCAGTTCCTGTATCACCCTTAGAACCGGTATAACCCTGTGATCCATTGTAACCAATGACGCCTTGGTCGCCTTTAGAACCGGTGTAACCCTGTGATCCAGTGTAACCAATGACACCTTGATCACCTTTTGATCCAGTATATCCTTGAGAACCATTATAACCAATTACGCCTTGGTCGCCTTTAGAACCAGTGTATCCAATAACGCCTTGTTGACCAGCAGCAACTACCCATTGAGAACTCGTTCCGTCATTATAGTACACACTGAGCATGCCATCATCAGAATCGAACCAGAGATCACCGCTTGCAGGTGAAGACGGTGCTGCGTCTTGTATTGTAATTGCGAAGGCATCACCTTTTGATCCAGTGAAACCTTGAGACCCGTTGAAACCAGTCGTTCCTGTATCACCTTTTGATCCAGTATAACCTTGAGAACCATTATAACCAATGACACCTTGGTCGCCTTTAGAACCAGTGTAACCCTGTGATCCAGTGTAACCTATGACACCTTGGTCGCCTTTAGAACCAGTGTAACCCTGACTACCTGTATAACCAATGACACCTTGATCACCTTTGGATCCAGTGTAACCAATGACACCTTGATCACCTTTAGAGCCGGTATATCCTTGTGATCCATTATAACCGATTATACCTTGTGATCCAGTATATCCAATGTCACCTTTGTCGCCTGTTCTTGCGAATGTAATAATAATATCTTCGCCGTTTGTAAATGATGCAGCTGAACCACTTACATAAGCGCAATTGACAATAAAGTATCCTGTCTGTTCGCTGATACTACTAATCGTGAACAATGCAAAATCATCAGCATTAAACTTGTTACTGATTCTAAAGTGTCCTTTGATCGTACTTGTACTATCATCAATAGTTCGTAAGAATGTTTGTATATCAGTTGCGGCATCGTCCGTATCATCAATATACATTTGAGTAGCGGAAGATACCGTAGCGTTGTTAAGACGCAATGTACCCGCACCAGGATCAGCGTTGGTTGTAGTTGTGTTAAAGGTATAATCGAATGTGGCGCCACCGAAATTACCATCGTTGCCTTTCGATCCAGTATAACCCTGTGATCCATCGAAACCTGTTGCGCCTCTAGAACCGGTGTACCCTTGTGATCCAGTATAACCGATATCGCCTTTGGATCCGGTGTAACCTTGTGAACCATTATAACCTTGAGAACCGGTATATCCGATTACGCCTCTAGAACCGGTATAACCCTGTGATCCAGTGTAACCTATGACACCTTGGTCGCCTTTAGAACCAGTGTAACCCTGTGATCCATTAAATCCTGTAGCACCTCTAGAGCCGGTGTAACCTTGTGAACCAGTGTAACCTTGTGAACCAGTCCAACCTTGTGATCCATTATAACCAATGACACCTTGATCACCTTTAGAGCCGGTATATCCTTGTGAACCAGTATAACCCCGTGATCCATTGTATCCGATTATACCTTGTGATCCAGTATAGCCTGTATCGCCTTTATCACCAGTACGAGCAAATGTTATAATGATGTCTTCAGCATCGGAGAATGATGCCGCGCTGCCAGAAACATAACCACAGTTAACAATAAAGTATCCCGTCTGTTCACTAATACTGCTGATAGTAAATATCGCAAAGTCATCAGAATTAAATTTATTACTAATTCTGAAATGACCTTTGATTGTACTTGTGCTGTCATCTATTGTTCTGAGGAAAGTTTGTATATCGGTCGCATTGTCATCGGTATCATCGATATACATTTGAGTAGCCAATGAGACAGTTGCATTATTAAGTCTTATTGTGCCGGCACCAGGATCAGCATTTGTAGTTGTTGTGCTGAAAGTGTAATCAAATGTTGCACCACCAAAATTACCGTCATTACCTTTCGAACCAGTGTAACCCTGTGATCCATTAAATCCTGTAACACCTCTAGAACCAGTGTAACCTTGCGATCCAGTGTAACCCTGTGATCCATTGTAACCTTGCGATCCATTGTAACCTTGTGAACCGGTGTATCCTATAACACCCTGATCGCCTTTAGAACCGGTGTAACCCTGCGATCCAGTCCAACCTTGAGACCCGTTGAAACCTGTAGTACCCGTGTCACCTTTTGATCCAGTATAACCTTGTGATCCTGTAAATCCTGTAGCACCTCTAGAACCAGTGTAACCTTGTGAACCATTATAACCTTGAGAACCGGTATATCCTTGGCTGCCGGTGTAACCTTGCGATCCAGTCCACCCCTGAGAACCGGTAAATCCAGTTGCGCCTCTAGAACCTGTGTAACCTATGTCACCTTTATCGCCAGTTCTAGCAAAAGTAATAATGATATCTTCGGCATTGGTGAATGATGTCGCACTACCACTTACATATGCACAGTTGACGGTGAAATAACCTGTGTTTTCTGTAATACTGCTAATAGTAAAAAGAGCAAAGTCACTTGCGTCTAATCTGTTACTAACACGGAAATGACCTTTGATTGTTGATGTTGAATCATCAATCGTTCTTAAAAATTGTTGTATGTCTGTTGCGTTATCATCAGTATCGTCAATATACATTGCAGTCGCAAGACTAACATCAGCATTATTAAAACGTAATGTGCCTGCACCAGGATCAGCGTTTGTTGTAGTCGTACTGAAGGTATAATCAAATGTGGCGCCACCAAAGTTACCATCATTACCTTGAGAACCTGTATAACCCTGCGAACCATCAAATCCAGTTGCGCCTCTAGAACCGGTATAACCTTGACTGCCTGTATAACCTCTAGAACCAGTGTAACCCTGTGATCCATTAAATCCTGTAGCACCTCTAGAACCAGTGTAACCTTGTGAGCCGGTATATCCTTGACTACCGGTGTAACCTTTAGATCCATTGTACCCTTGAGAACCGGTATAACCTCTAAATCCGCGAGAACCGTCATAACCTTGAGAACCGGTATAACCAATTACAGTTGATGCTGATCCAGAGTAACCAATTGTTCCTCTAGAACCCGTGAAACCTGTGATAGCACTATCAAAGCTGGCAATTACACTTGCTGAAGAAGAAAAACTTGTTACTGATCCTGACAAATAGGTAGCATTAAACTGAAAATATCCAGACAATTCAGTAACGCTTGTCACTTCAAACAAAACAAAATTAGATGGTGTTGCCTCTTCAGCAACCCTGAAATAAGAACCTGCGCCAATTGTTCTCAACGATGCTTGTATATCAACTAAACCGGTTGTAACATCATCAATATACATTACAGTAGCACTACTAATAGTGCCGTTGTTAAACTTTAATTGGCCATTACCAGGGTCTTGTGTGTTTGTATTGGTACTGAAAGTATATTCAAAAGAAAAACCACCATAAGCACCGTCTGCCCCAGCAGAACCAGTAAAACCCGTTGTTCCTTGAGAACCAGTGTAACCTTGTGAGCCGGTATATCCTGAGACAAATGAATTGTTTACCCAAGACGTTCCGTTCCAGACAAATGTTTTACCATTTGCGGAATATGTGTCGTTTAAACTGGGATTACTTGGAAAATCTAATGCTGCCATTTATTGGTTCTCTTCTTATACTCTCTTATTTATGAAAGCGCGGTTGCTTTACCTGTTATACTATACGAACCGTCAAATTCCATGTATACGCCATGAATGCCGTCACTAATTGCTGCTTCAGTGTATCCAACAACAAGTAGTTTATCGCCTTGAGCAATAATAGCTGTTCCAAAATCATTAGCACCTGTACCTGCTTGATATTTTTTCCATGTTCCGTCAGTACGATCTACAATACCCACAAAGATATCTAACAGACCAATCGTTGTTGCATTATCAGCAAAGAATCCCGAGGTCTGACCTATGATCGCAACTCGGCCGTCTGGTAATAATGTGCTGTGTCTGCCGTTTTGAGACACTGTTTCCGCTGACGATGAACCTGTTTGCCATGCTGTGCCCCATGTATCTGTCACATAATTGAATTCAATCACACCTATATCAAGACCGCCATTATGTGTATTATTTGGAAATGCACCGGAAGTTGTGAAAGCTACAGCAAGTTTATTATTACCTACTTCATGTATACCAAAACCAACATCTTGGAATCCTGTACCAGTCTGATAGTAATCTGTAGTGTGCGTGGCCATTTCATGAATGCCCACAAAAATATCATAACCGCCTTGATTTGTATGACCACCTAGATTACCTGTTGATCTTCCTACGAAAGCAATATCACCTGTTGCAAGTTCTGTTACTGCATAAACTTCTTCGTCACTAGTAGAACCATTCTGGAAATACTGCATCACACCTGTTGTTGGATCAATATGAAAAATAATATAATCATATACACCAGATGCGCCTGTGTTGATTCTTCCAATATTGCCAGATGTCACTCCGACAGGAACAATTTGACCGCCACTGTGTTCAATGATATCATATCCAAATATATTACCATCGTCAGCAGAACCATCACCAGCAGTCGCAACTTGGTAGAATGTGAAGAAATCTTTACCAAAAGAATAATCATAACCAGATGCAATTCTGTTTTTATATGTATCCGTATTGATAAATGTTTGCAAATCATTAAGGTCAATACATGCAGCCCAGAACATCCATAGACCATTGGGTCCATATGAACCGTCATACGTCTCTACATCAAAACCTATGTCGGCCACAGAAGCTGTGCCTGTCGTTCTAGTTAGTGTTCCTGTTGAATCGCTGGGAGCACTAATAGACGCTATAATTGCGGTGTTCAACGAATCAGTTAACGAACTTGCCTGATAAAGCATTTTCGTTGTTTGGTTTCCTGTAATGTGATAATTTCCGGTACCGTGTTCATGTTTCCATGCTCTGAACAACATTCCGTCTTGTCCGGCAAATGAGTGACTTGTTTTCGTACCGACAACGACCACATTATCTTGAGTACCGTCATCGATAATTCCAAGAAGAGTTTCTTTACCCCCGAAACCAAATGTATTTTGCCATTCAAATGCACCATCAACATCATACGAAGCGATTAAACCGTTGCCAGTAGAACCGGGTGTTTCACCAGCCACATATATTCTTCTTTTTGTTCCGTAAAAAGTTGTCCAATTTGGATTAGCATAGTCTTCACAAACAACAGCATTAAAGGAACAAGACGCCAAAGTTCTCGACCAAACTTTACTGACATTATAAATGAAAGATCCAACAGTCTCGTCAACCTGTACATTCAGTGCAAACGCATCACTTTCTTCATTACCTACAATAATATAATCAGCGCCGTTTCCGCTGCCGTCTGGATTATTGATGATACCTATATCATTTGCAACACCATTTGCACTCGTAGAAAAACCGTTGATCCATTGTATCATACGGTTAGAACCGCTGTTTATCTCTCCCATACCATAACGAATCTTATTTGCTCCGTTATCGCCAGCAAAAAGAAAACGTCCTTTTGTATCACCTGAAACATCTCTTCTCAGACGATTCACATTTAAATTTGCAACAGTATTAACTTCAGTGACGCCGCCATCAGTATTAAGAACGGTCATAAATGTAGTTGTACCTGATTCGATAGCAACAACAACATACTCTGTTCCAGAATCATCAGTTACAACAATACTTTTAGCAACTTGTTCTCCTGTTGTACCATAAGCGTAGTCCCAAGTAAGAGCGCCAGCAGTCGTGATTTTTAATACTAAAGCGTCTGTGCCGCCTGCACCGTAGTTTACTGTACTACCACAAACGTACAGATTATCATTGCTGTCTATCGCAATATTGTAACCAACATCTGCGCCTACAATACCGCTATCATAATATTTTTGCCATACGATGTCGAAATCTTTATCATATTTTTGTACAAACAGATAACCATCTGTATTATGACTTCCTACGGTGTAATAATTTTCATTACTGTCTTGTACTACGTCTTTAATTGTCAAGTTATTGTCTATACCATCACGTGTGTTTCTGAGATAACCATGTACTTTAATATCGCGTTTCGTAACAAGTTCTGATTTAGTATAACCCGTCAACCAAATTTTACCGTTCGAAGCTTGAGTCACACCTGTTGTATAATCATCACCTAGACCACCGTAAACAAAGTGTTGACGACCTTCTGGATTATCCGCGTCTATCAGTGTTACGATGATATTACCGAACTTTGCTACCGTATCATCAACGCCTTTTAAATCCTCGACACGACCAACGAGACATTTTCTACCGTCAGATAATTCTATACCATCGTAGTAATACTCTTCACCCCCGATTTGAATTTCTTCTCTTCGGTAAAACTCAGGACTGCTCACATCATATTTTAATATTCTTTTATCGGTGGCAATACCTTCTGGTTCAGTACCTGTGTATCTTGTTTGAACGGCGTTGTCAATATCATATTCAACATACCCAGCAGTATTAGCACTCTGTAACAACCAAGCATGATTGGTGTAGTCGTAGTTAAGATGTTCGTAACCACCAAAAGCAGAGTCAAATTTAAACGAATAAACTCCATCGCCTACGTATGTAGCTGCGCCGCCGGAAGATGTTCCACTTAACACCAAATAATAACGGGTGTCGGATGAGTTATAACGGAAACCATGCACACGAACTTCATTTGATGATGAATTTGTAAGAAGTTGTCCTTCATCAGTCCAAGTTGAACCGTTGTAAGAATGTATTGAAACTCCGCCATCAACTGAATCAGAATAAGCGACATACAATTTTGATCCAACAGAAAGACACTGAGCGTCAGGAATTCTTGTACAAGAAGATTGAATGACTTGTCTAACAAGATCACCTGGATCAGGCGGATCGGCACTAGGAAATTCCCAAATTTCAAGATCATAAAGTGAAGCGTTTGACTGATTAGTCATGACAACAGGAATATAAAACTTACTTCCTAGAACATCACCACAACTTGCACGAATAGGCCATCGTTGTTGATCACCAGTGGTGTCATTAAAAGAAAAAGTTGGATCTGCTAAGTTAAATTCACCGACTGTGGATTGTGCAGTAAACGATTCAGATGCAGAATCATAAGTCCTGCCGTAAACATCCCAATTACTTGTATTAGCCTGAGCCTGTGCAAAATACATTGCATGATATTTTGCGCCCGTTCCGCGTATAATACCACCGGACATATAATTTCTTGTACCAGTATTAGGTAATGTTACATCATTGTGAGAGTTGTGTGCGCCACCAATAGAAGGCGTGTGTACACGAGCAAGTCTACTTTGATAAGCAGTACCAGCAGAAGATACTCTTTGTCCGATCTGATAAGCATAAGATTTATCTTCTGGATTGATGTAACCACCACCAGAAGTTGTCTCTCTACCTTGATTATAGTTTACATAGAAGGAAGGAAGATGCTTGTGATATTGATAATATTGCCAATCTGTTTCGCCTTGCGCTAGATAGAATCTATCCCAGTAGAATGCATCATCATCGGCCTCATTCGCTCCCATATGGCCAAATATGATGGCATTATCTTCAATTGTTGATGTGATATCATTTATGCCTTCGCCCACGTGTTCATTGGCGCCTGCATGATAATAAGTATTTGATCCATCGACTTCCTCATATATCAAAGGAATTGTGCCGTCAATTGTTAACCATGTATTTGCTTGAGATACTGCGACATCCCAATGATACAATTTAACTTCAGCCCCTGTTGTATCATTACTAGCGTTAACAGGTTTATACACATACCAATAACCTTCACGATCAATGTTGTTATTGATCGGTAAGGGCAAGTAATACTCAGAAGTATTAGCGGCGAAATCAAATTGTATATTTGCAAAAGCCATTTATTAGGTTCCTGAGATAGGTGTGCCTGGTTTAAAAATCAAATCTGTTGTATTGACTGCAAATCCAACAAAAAGTGATCTAACTGAAGTTGAAGGTGTTGGCGGTGATGATGTTACTGTACCATCCGAATCAAGAAAATAAATCGATCCAGCAGAAAGTCCTGACAATCCCTGAATCAATCCCCAAGAATAATATATTCCACCTTGTTTGAATAAAACACTATTCAACTGAAGTGCGGTATCAGAACTTGATGCATCAGTTACGGTGTTTGTTCCAGACATTCGAACAATTCTACCGTTTGTTCCGCCTGATAATCCACTGACGGTTAAGGCAACATCTGTAATAACATCTGTTGATTTTACAAAAGACATTGATTAAACTCCCAATCTTGTTATTTCTAAGTAAGCTGTGTTTCCGACAGAACCAATATTACCACTGTTTGATATATTTATCTCAACAAAGTCATCCGCTGAAAGATTATAAATTTCATCTAACAACAATGTAGTATTAGGTCCAATTGTCGTTGTTTCTAAATCTGTTGTATCATTTTTGTTTAATGCTACTGTATAACTGTCTGAAGCACCAGCATCACTCGTTGTTATTTCTGATTTAATTCTATAATATCCTGTTACTTTTACGGTAAACTTAGATGCTGCACCCGATGACCAATACTGTGCTCCAAGAACATCAGCATTTTGATCATATTGTGTTCCTGTCCAAGAAATACCTGTTACTGTTGAACTGACATTAAATGCACTTGTAAGATATGTTCTTGCACCAGAGAATGCACTCCAAGAAGAAATGCCTGTACCCAAACTCAAACCTACCTGAACTACTTCAAAGAAACTTGTTGTTGAGTCAATACCACCAGCAGATGTACTTTCTGAAGCATATAATTCAACATAATCTCCAACTGCTAATTCAACAATATCATCAAACACTGCAAACTGATTTGGGGCTATTGTTGTTGAGGTTATTGTTATTCCATTTTTTCTGACGGAAAAAGTATATGATGAACCAGAACCGGAGTCAGTTGCTTGAACCTGTGCGTTTACCCTATAGAATCCATTTTCTGTGATTGAAAAACGAGAGGGTGTTGATGCAGACCAGAAAGAACCAGTATCAAAATTTGTTGAAGACCAAGGCACAGCAGCTGCTGTAGATCCTAGAGAGTAATCAACCGATAATGTTGCTTTCGACCCTACAAATGCTCTTTTCGTTGAACGTGTAATCACATCCCATTTTTCACCGTCATATTGCCATACAGCAGCATTATCATCTGTGTATGTGTCATTTGTTGACGGTGCTGATGGAAAATCTAAATCTGCCATTATTATATCCTGTTATTGTGTCGCGTAAATTTTCTTTCTAAATGCCGGTGATATCAACTCACTGCTTGTATTTGTTCCTGTTTGCAACATAGCATCACAGTTGTTATTAACACTCCGGCCTGCAATTGCAGTTGTAATCTCCCAGGCCAGTTCGAATGTTAAATATCCGCATTGATTACTCCCCGCTGAACTAGAACTTTTATTTGCTGCCAACGTAAGAGCAGAAGTTGGAGTAAGAGTCATCGAACAAGTTTGTTCAGTGCTTGTTGTCAAGTTACTAATTGTTGAACCGTTCACCCATCCTGTTCCATTCTCAGAAGTTGAAATTTGTGATTGCGTCCAAGTTCCGTTACTGTTAAAAACACTATACCACATTTTTCCTATAATTCTTCCTGCTCCATTTTGCCATGATCTATTGTCTGCTCGAACATCTAAATTTAATGACCAAGATCCAGTATCAAATTGTGCATTATATGGAAAAGCCAGTGATATACCACTTACAGGAACTATTGTAGTCTCAGTATCATTATATGTATTATTAAAAGTAGAATTAGTCTCAATATTTGTTGATGTACTACTACTCGGCGTTCCTGATGAAAAAGTGCCTCTCGAAACTTCACTACCGTTACTCATCAATGCATAGTTGCCCGAACCTGTTGTACCTATGTTCCATCCAGTGTTTGTATGATTCACACCCGCTGCAATTTGAGATAAATCTCCTGTCAAAAATGCATATGTTGTTGAACCACCAAAATTCTTTGAATCTAGATACCATGTTTTAGTAGCCATGATTCACCTTAGAAACTTAAACTAATATGTATTTCATCAACAGTCCCGGATGTTGCTGATGTTTCTACCCATATATAATTACCAGATGCCACCGAAGCATTGGAAATTGTTGCGGTAGCACCTGTGCTTGTATTTGTTACAGTGGCAGTTGCAATTGTT